ACTTTTAAAAGATTTTTACAAATGTACTGTCTTACATTATTTGATTTGCCGTATAATTGATTGTAACTAATCCCAATTCCTTCATCATCATTGTATAACATGCACAATGGAACATTAACACCACTTTTAATAAGTTCCGAAGAAATTACTAAAAATGAACCGTCAATTTTTGTATATGGAATCATTATAAATTCGAAGTCGGTAATCTTCGAATTTATCTTATTCATTTCTTCAATTGATAATTGTGACTTCGCCTGATTTTTATTCAAATGACTATCTGGTCCGTCTGTAAATGCCAACTTTTCATAGTCAACATGAACAGTCGGGTTCCAGGATTCGTCCCACATTTTTCTATCGGCAAATGACATTATATATCTATGTATATTTTGTTCGTCGGTAAATTGTGCAAGTGTTTCAATTGCTTGTAATCCTTCTTTAGGCATAAAACTATCAGTTTCGCCCTGAATAATATAATCAACAACTCCACAATATCGGTAATTGACGTCTCTCCTATAATCAGTATGAAAATATAATGTAGGTGAATGAGGCAGAATATTAATTTGAATATTATTTGCAACCAATGAAATTCGACCAATTTGCAACAAAAACTTCTCTTTAATACCATTCATAGAAATTAATTCCGTATTAACCATTTCTAAATGTTCAGAAAGATTCAACATAAAATCAAAATAAATGTTTTCTGTATTTTTAATCATTTTAATCACATTTAGTAATCCAGATATATAGTCAGAAAACATTTCAATTTCATACCACATTACATGGACACCAATAACATACCTTTTATTTAATTGTATCATAAGTTTGTTGTTATTAAATTAGAATAAGTTTTTCTTTTTAAGATGCTGCTAATTGTATATTGACTTATACCAGTTCGTTCACTAATTTGTTTTATGCTCATTGGTAAATTTTTACTATTTAACGTACTTCTTAATTGTATTACTTCATTTACTTGCTTTGATGTGATATTTTTTCTGCTAGCCAATGACATTTTCTTTCTACTTTCAATCGATTTAGTCTTACCTTTATTAATACTAACAAATAAAGGCAATAGCCTCCGTTTATCGTTAATTGCTAAATTTACCTGCTTGCCTGTACTGATTTCAATATACGGTACCTTAATATTTGTTTGCTTAATTCCAGTTTTTACACCGACATAATTACCACTTAACCACTCCTTGCTACCACTATGTAATCGAATCACATCACCTGTTATTTTATGTTTGCACATAATATACCCTTTCATTTTTTTCAATGTTGTGCGTGAGTGGATACTACCATACCGCACTCCAACTAATTCTCCATTTACATATCTAGGGTCATTTGCATTAATTTGAAACGTATTTCCATTGGCGTCCTTAACTGCAATTTTATTTTTTAGTTTTTCTATTATTTTTTGTTTGTTTGGATTATTTGAGTACGTATCTCCACCAGTTCCACCCTTACTTATATTATAACCAATGCTATGGTCAGTTGAATTTAATTTTTTAATCCAAAAAATCTCTCGAATATTTAATTTTTTATTTGTTGAACATTCTTCAAGAATTTCACGTGTAAAGTTAGATAATCCATATTTATCAATTGCCCATGATATAATCTTACCTGAACCAAAATAGTTATATTCGGTTGGTTTGGTTGTTTTTCCTACATAAATTTTACCGTTTATCAGATTTGTTGTTTTGTAAATTACTCCATAAATTTTCATTTTTTCCTCCTTTAATATGATTAATAAGAACAAAACTAACCCAATCGTTCATTTTAATGAAGTTTTTATCACAATATTCCTTTAATAATGAATGTGCCTCAATAGTAATTTTTAAACTTTTGTAATTGTTTGCCATATTAATAAATATAAGAAAAATAAAAAAAAATACTAAAATATACTAAAAATTATGATAAAATTGTTGAATCACGTCTGTAATCGGTATGAAAAAACATTTCTCCGTTACTGAAATTCCAGAAAATGGGCTGCTGGCAACTTTGCTTAAACGGCCCATCTCGGCAAGAAATTTATTTACAATATCATCTTTTAAAATTTTGGAGGTATCTATTTGTTCTAGGTGTTCGTTAGTATTTAGATAAAAATCGAACATAACATTTTCTTTATTATCGATAGTTTCTAACATATTTATTAATCCGTTAATATAATCGGTAAACATTTCAATTTCATAGAACATAACATGGGTGCCAATGCAATATTTTTTATTTAATGTCGGTTTCATATATTTCTATTTTTTATATCGAAAAATGTAATAATCTACATCAGGGTTATGCCCTTCATTTATTGTAGTAAAAGATTCTTTAATAATTTTTTTGTCTAACAAACCAATTTTTCCTAAATGCCACACCGATAAAAAATGATGTGAAATTAATTTCCACGATGGACATTCGTTAGGTCGAGTATATTCATTTAGATGTAAATATAAGCAAGAAAATTTTCGCATATTTTCCATATTAGAAGCAAATATATGGTCAATTATTTCTATGTTATTTGGCCAATTGTAGCCTGGTATATTTTGTGGGTTGCTTATATGAAATTGTTCTTGGTTAAATAATGATAAATCAATATTCCGCTGATAGCATAAATCTAATCTAGCAGAAATGATTAAATCATATTTTGTATCGGTTGCACAGGAATATTCGTGACACATCTGAAATACATTTAAAAATCCATACCATCTAGAATAATGACCTTGTATTCTAGGATTTGATTGTTCATGTCTAAAATGGTCTGGTAGGTTAAATGCTCTTTGTGGAACAACTTTTATTTGCTTTGGAGCATAACATTTAGTATATGTTGCTTCAAGTTCTGGTTCCCATGAAAATATAAAATAATCTATATCAGCATTTTTTAGATGTGAGTGTGTCGATGAAGCATGTTTTATTATTTGAGATTTTACATTGGTGTTGTCTAAACAATTACTATTCCTACCAACCGTGCCTCCTATTAGACCATTCATTAGATATGCTATTTTCATATGCAGTTTGTCTGTTTAAAATGTTTGTGAATTTGAAGTACCACACTACTTGACCTAAACACTACTTTTTTCATATAAATATTTCCAAGTTTTTTCCATCCAATACGGAACTGATTTTTCTTTATTTGGTAATCCATTAAAGTGCATTATCCAACCAACTTTTGTATGTAACATATCATCTCCAAGTATTTCTTTCTTGGGCATACAAGTCATATTGAATTGGTATGGCAACATTGTCCTTTTAACTTTATGTCGATGCAACATAAAATTTAATATAGTTTGGTCCGACCCAATTCCGTATGTCTTTACAATATGTTTAATGAGTTCCGCATTATTAAAATACAAAGTTCTCATTTCTTTAAAAAATTCTTTGTGATTTCTATTGACAATCTGAAGCCCGGCGTTCCCATATTCCCAAAATCCAAACCATTCATTGTGAAATAGTTCTCGTCTGTAGTGTTCCATGCCACGTAAAATCCAATCATATGAACCATCGTCATGAACCAATGTATATTCGTTATGTGTCAATTCAAATATATTTGGACAATCTGGGTGGACAAGTGTATCGGAATCAGCTATTAAAATTTGGTTATATTCGATATTGTTTGCTTCCAACAAATCAAATAAATAATATCTCTGCCAAATAACATTCATTACATCAACATCAACAATTGGTTCTTCTAGTAAAAATAATTCTGCCGAATGTTTTTTACAGAAATGTTTCCATGAATTAATCGATAATTCATATTCAGGGTTTAATTTTCCGAACTTCGGAACAGCGACCATAAAAACTACGTTCGTCTTCATATGTATAAATGTTTGGTTATCTCCCAAGTTTGTTTCATAATATGTGACCGCTGGTCCTTTGGTATTCCGTTAAATATGCAGACATATCCGTACTTAATAAAAAACGGAGTTCTATCTTCATAATTCGTACCATCAAGTTGCCAATTATAATGGAACATATCTTTTCTATGCATATGAGTCAGCTTAAAGGCAACAGGTAAAGTTTTATTTATATCAATTTTTTGTATCTGTAACCAATAATTAAATGGTGTTTGTTCCGTACCTTTATTTACAATTTTATCTTGTAACTCAACAAGCACATCGACATTATCGTAATAAAGTTTTTTAAACGATTCAAAAAAAGATTTGTGGGTTTCATTAAAAATAATAAACCCTGAATTTACATAGTGTTCTTGATTAAATTCAAAATCATTAAAAAACTTTTTGTATCCAATTATACTATCGTGTATCCATCGCATATTGTCTGTATCAACCCATGCGGTAAATTTATTTTCGGTTAAGTCAAAAAAGTTAGGACATTGTGGCATTGCATAACAGGTACTATCGACTAAACATACTTGGTTATAGTTGATATTTTTTCTTTTGAGTTCGTCAAATACAAAAATTGCTTTTTGCCAATTAACTCGAAATCTTTTCATATCAGCCTCAATTGGAGTATCAAATTCAACAAAATAACAGTTATATTTTTTGCAAAAATACTTCCACGTATTTTTTGAGTATTCAAAATAATCAAAGTTGCCATACTTTTCAGACAATTCTAGATTTTTAATTCCTACCCAATAAATAACATTCTTTTTATCCATATTTTATAATATACAAAAAAATAATTAAATTCTGTACTCATTTTTCTGATAATGTTCCTAAATGCATGATATCCAATTATTTTTTGTGTATCTTTTAGAGTCACTTGTATTTAGATACTGACTAACTCCTGTCATGCTATTTCGGTACAGACATATCCACATACCGACATTACCACTATTTAAAATAACGTGTGAACATTTACTAAAAATTTGTGTAGTAGCCAAAAACATTTGTGCGGTAGTTACTTTTTTTCCTTGTGGTACATAAAATTGTACCGATCGGGCATTACTTGGTACCGTACGCAGCTCTTCAAAAAATATAATATCTGGATATTTTTTATGCATATAAGTACAAAACTCAGTTTCGTCGCATCGTATTATAATAGCATGATTAGGGAATTGATTTTTTAATACTTGTATTTTTTCTTCTATATCTGTATAAGTAGGAATACCAGTTTCCGTCTTTTTATCGGTGCCGCGGTAGCATACCGCTATTGTATTATTAACATCAATTTTATATTTTTGTATTAAATATTCCTCAAACTTTTTAACATCATCAGAAACAGAAAAATATTTTTTTATGAATTTTCCTACATCCAGAAAATTAATCATGGAATAATTGCTGAACTGATCCTCTACTACATCAGTACTGAATGTAACGGGTATAGTCGGTGGTTCTGCAATGTCAATAGTATTAAAAAACATTTGTGATATATCTCCGGGTTGGTCTTTATACATCGACCATTGACGTGATGAATCGACGACTGGAAAGGTTAAATACTCATTATAGTAATTAATAATTTTGCGCAATCTTATGGTGCAGCAACTAAAAAATCCAGAACTATGAGTAATAATTAATTTTTTATTAGCATCTACATATGCTCTATGTGGTTGATCTACATTGTGTCTATTCATGAATTATTTTTATTTTTCCTCCAAAGTCCACAAGACCGGTTCCTGCAGGAGGATACATTTTATAATGTTGGCCTACTTCTGTTATATCATATTTAATATTTTCAGGTATTTTATTCCAAAAAGCAATCATTGCAGGAGTAAGGTGTATATCGTCATACACAATATACCCGTTATAATTATTATCTCGCAAATAACAATATACTTCCCATTCAAACTCCCCAGTATGGGCAGTATCTAAAAAAATCCAATTGGCCCGCAGTAAAAATGTTTGTTCATTTAATGTAAAAATATTTCCAATTACTCGAGTCACATTAGGAGGAAGTGTTGCTGTGAATACATCACGTATATCATATGTTCTAATGGAATTTGTAAGGTTATCAGATAATGCCACGCAACTGGTACCGGAGTGTGTTCCTAATTCTACAATAAATCCATTATGAGTTTGTTTAGATAAATACGCTAACAATTTATAGTGTTCGTTCCCAGCCGGGGCGTTTATTGCAATTTTATGACAAGGCCTAGATATAAATTTAATTAAATGTGATAAATCTTGTTTTTTTATTTCGGTGTAATTTATGTTCATGATTTAATTTATTGATGATAATAGGCAAAAAATAATCCTCTGCTAATATGTATTTTTGGGCAACTTTAAAATTCTCTTTTACATATGGTAATAATTCTTTATATTTTGATTCGCTTAATCCGTTTAATATTTCTCCTACTTCGTCAACCGTATTAAAAAGTATCATACCTCTTACATCAAAATATTTTCCAATACTTGGCATGCCATAATATATAGGTACTGTACCGGTCATTATTGGGTTGATTATTTTTTCAGTAAAATAAAAATTGCGTGATTCATTTTCCATGGCTATATGAAACATATACTCTTTCAGCCCTGTACTTATGGCGCTTATAGGGTTATATCCCATTCCCATTACATCAATTTGACTCCCAAATTTTTTAATAAGGTCGTGACGAATTAGATGACCTAGAACTTTTTTTTTTCCTGATGTGATTATAGATACACACTTCGATTTTTTGTGTTCTGTTGTTCGGTTCTCTGATTCAATCCAACAACCTCCGTACGGATAAAACACAAAATTTTCTCCGCGAGCTAATAGCGTTTCGTCAAAAGTCAATACGTAGTCATATAAACGATTATTTTTTGATATCCAATTATAATTATGTGGCTGCTTACATGGAGGTTCAATGAGCCATGCAACCTTTCGTAAATGGCTTGGGTTTGGTGACTGGATAAAAAAATCTGTGTAAAATACCAAATCTTCTGAATTAGATACATTCCAATCCCATTCAAACTCGTACTTTGATGTAGTCAGCGGAGGAGGAAATAAATGGCCGGCTGGTGTGTCTCGGTACATTATGGTATTACCACTAACCTGGCAAGTAGTAAGACTCTTATCTAATAATTTTAGTTTTAATTTACTCATGCTTTGTGTTTCCTAAAATTTCGTTATATGATTTTGATAAATTGAAATAATTTATGCTATATGTTAAATTACTATATCCAGCGCGCTGTTCTGTCAGACATGGATATACTCCAAATGTTTTGCCCCGGGATTGAACATGCTTTATTATAGACACATCAATATTAAGTCGATTATTATTTGTGTGAGTCCAATTATTCGGATTGTCCCAATCTACATGGTTAAATATATCTAAAAAAATATCGTACGCAGACGAATTTATTATATAAGAGTGAGTTGTTTTACAATATGTTAATTTAGCTAAATTAGAATCAACTAAATAATTTTTAGAGGTGTCAGTACTGAGGTTGCCACCTAAATATAAAATATCATATTCAACATCATGGACCTTTAATTGTTCAACCGCTTTGTCTAAAACCTGAGAAAAATTATCGCATGTAACAGTAAAATCGTCTTCTAGAATTAAAACATTATTAAACTTATTTTGTTTTGCCAATCGAATTACTTCATAATGGGAACGAGTACATCCTGCGATTCCAGGAGATAATGCGATTCCCGGAAATCTTTCGACTTCATTTTCTATCCCAAGTTTTTTAAATTCTTCTGAACAGTATGCCCAGCGATCAATTCTAGAATCTAGATTTATGCAATATATTTTATCAAAGTATTTTTTGTTCATTACCAATATAATTGTGTATATTATCACTACATATTCCATAACAATTAGATAATTCTAATTTAGAGTAATTAACTGTTTCTGGTAGTACCGCTATTGACATAGGTGTAAGTTGTTTACCTGGATAAGTCCATAAATATCCGTTTGATACTAATGAAACATCGTCTTCTTGATGCCAAAAATATTTAACATCACTTTCCATGCTACTGATATATGATACCGCTTTGATATTTTTGCAGTGAATCCACAATTTATCCTTTCTAGATATTAACCACATACCTGGTACTTTATATTGTGGGTTATCATGTCCTAAATAAAGAATGTTATCTTTAAACCAAACATCTACTTCTACATCAAACCCATTGTATATTGCTAAATCAATATATGTTGGTTTATTTTCCATGAATTTATTTCTACCAATTATGTTACCTCTATGTGATATGAGTTTCATGATTTGTATGCCCGAATATAACTTATTAAATTGTTTCTTATACCTATAACATCAATTACTCGGAAGGTTTGGGTGTCTGCACTTAATACCATTTCACAAATAATAGAGTTGGGTGTTTCGTGTATCTCATTAATTATGATAGATATAGTGTTAATATTATTGAATATCGATTTAAAAATTTTGAGAGTTGATTCTTTGTTCATTGCACTATTATCCCAATCATCTAAATGACAATCGTCGGTCAATATAGTCTGAATGGAATTTATGTCTTTGTTACAAAACAAACGCAAATATTCTAATACTAATTCTTCATTTGTCATTTCCACCATTCCTCCTTTTTAGTAAAGTCCCAGTGGGATTCTTTTTTTTGAATTTTGTTAAACCTTGGTACTAATATATGTTCCCGTATCCAATTTGATATAAAGTTCGAACTCAATTCACTAATTCTAATTAACAGATGATATTTTTTTGGTAACTTCATATACAATTGAAAAGCCATCATGAGTCCCATTAATTCTTTTTTTGTTATTTGTGGCATATTTAATTGAGAACTTGTTCTGTATAAGTCTTCGTGGTTTTTATCAGAAAAATCAATTAACCCCATATCCTCACATAGTTTTCTTAATGCGCAACCGCGGTAGGGGTGGAAGAAAGTTACTGTTGCACTTGATGGATTAACTTTTTTATTTAACATAATTGTCTTCATGATATCCTGTCTTGTTTCGGTTGGCAGTCCTATGATATTGAAAGACGAACATCTAATTTTATATTTATGTGCAAGTGCAAAGACTTTTTCGACATGAGAATCTTTATAATTTCTTTTGAGAATATTTTTACGAATATGGGTACTTCCTGATTCAATGCCACAACAAATATTTCGTAATCCGGCATCAACCGCACATGACAAAGACATTTCGTCCACCAGTGTCGGTTGAATATTAATTGAAAATGGTAGTCCCACCCGAGTCTTATATTCAGTTAAAAACATTTGCATTATCTTATGGTCATGTAGTGGAAAGATATCGTCGACAAACATAAAGAAATTTATATTGTATTTTTCTTTAAAATCAACCAATTCATTTACCAATAATACTGGGTCTTTCTTTCTATAATATTGTTTGGCTGATGCATTTGCAGATGTATGGAATGCATTATTTGCACAATAGCTGCACTGAAAAACGCATCCTCTTGTCCATATAACGGTGGCCATGTTATACATCTTACCGCCCAGTGGACGAAGAAAATGTCTTTGATCAAATATACTTAAATCAGGTGGCAGTCCTTTTTCAATATTGGGCAGAGTCACTTTATTTTTATGAATTATCTTATTAGTATGATAGTCGGCGTCCTTAACCCAGAAATTGTCTATTTTGTATATCTTGTGCCATCCATCTGTGCCATGTTTATCATATACATTTGCTAATTTGACTAACTGAAGTTCTGTTTCTCCTCTTGCCAAAATGTCTATAGATGGTTCTTGTATTATTTCCTCAGGTGTTAATGTTGCAAGTGGGCCACCACATATAATAGGAATATTCGGATAATTTTTTTTGCAAACGGCCATTAATTCCATACCAAAGTCATGGTTTGGGTCGACTGTTGATACACCTATCATATTAGGTTGATATTGTTTTATTTCATTAACAAGTGATTCAAAAACATTAATATCTTTCTCAACTAATCCAAGAGCGTCAAAATTTGGATTAGATACTTGTAAATTTTTTTCGCGCAGTGCATCGTCTGATGCTAAATTACCACATTTAACAAACGTGGTATCAAATAATCTAAAATCATGTCCACTGTTCTTGAGGTATGCCGATAAATATCCTAACCCAAGAGGTGCGCGAGCGACCATCACTTTATTTGGATACACCATTAAAAATTTCATTTCTTTCTATCTAAATAATATTTTAAATCCTCGGGTGTTCCTAGCCCCCACATTTGATTTATACCAAATGTTTTAATTTTCTTGTTATCTTGTATTGCTTCGTTGTACACTGGGCACACATAATACTCTCCGTTGACCCTAATGTTTTTTCTAATCATTTGTTCTGCATATTTAACATAATCAGAACCTTTAGACCAATAATATACACCGGCGGTTGCCGTTGTTGATATTGGATTCTTTTCGGCTACTTCTATGACATAACCACGTTCGTCTACTTTAGCAAAAGACCATTTTGGGTGTGACGACTCAAATACTACAATTCCAGCGTCTAACTTTTGTTCTTGCATTTTATACATAAACTTATTACTATCCCACTCAATAAACTGGTCTGAGTTTGCAATGATTAATGGTACATCATTGTCAATAAATTCTTTCGCCAACAAAGTTGTACAAGCAGCTCCATCTGTTAGTTTATCAACCTCCACTATCTTGCTACTTGGAGCTATTAAATTTAACATAGAATCTAAATTATATTTGGCTCGATGCTCTTTCAAAACAACAAATATATAATTTGCATCTATATTCAAATTATCAACAACCACCTGTATCATTGGTTTTCCTTCGACTTCTATCAAAGGTTTTGGAAATGTATAACCAGCCTGCTGGAATCTACTTCCTGCTCCTGACATCGGGATTAAAATATTTAATTTCCCTCCCTGCCATTTTGGTATTATTATGCTGCTTCTATTTTTTAGTGTATCATATATCTTTTCCTCTGTTACATCTAATGGTGAACTGACTCTCAATACACATGCACTGCTTCTAGAAGCTGCTAATAAACCAACCGGAGAATCCTCTACTATCAAAGTTTCTTCTGGTAATTTCTTCATTATGCTCATACCCTTCCAGTACATTTCTGGATGTGGTTTGCTATTATTTACATCTTCGTTAGATAATATTAAATCTAAAAATTCAATGATACCAATCTTTGATAACATTGTAAGCACTGAGCGTCTTATGGAGTTAGAACATACGGCTATTTCATACCCGTCATTTTTTAGTTTTGTAAATAATTCAATTAATTTATCATTTTGGTGTAACGCACTTATTGATTTGAGAGTCAATACCTGCTTTCTTTTCCAAATCTGTTGGTAAAATTTTGTTGGTAGTTTTTTATTTATTGTGAGCTTCTCCAATTTCTCATGGGTTTTAAGCCCATCGTATGATGCGTGATGTTCGACTTCTGATATAATATAATCGGTGCTTACTTCGGCTAATGCTTTATTCAAACATTCATAGTGAATATGTTTTGCGTCCACCAACACGCCATCTAAATCAAATATAACAAGTTTAATCATATTATTTTCTATCCAGTATATGTTTAGTAATATATTCAGTTTTAAAAATCATTGGGTTAGATTGCTTTCTATCTTCGCCGGCAATCGTATTTTTTGTTATATCAATTCCAATTTGATTAAGGCACATACCCCAAATTCTTTCTGATGTGCACATTCCTTCTTTATTCGTTGGTAATATATTTTGTAGGCCTTTGGTGTGTAATTCGGTTAAAATTTTTCTTCTCGCAATAAATGTTATACCCATCAACCCAACAAATTCTTCCATGAATTTAAACGTAGTTTTACTCTCTAATTCAAATTTTGCTTTATATTTCATCTGTTGATTATGCCATCCGCGGCCTGCTTGTAATAGTGATTTATCAACTCGAAAATACATAAATGAAGTAAAATCATTTTCTTTAAAGCATTCTAAACTCTTATGAATTTCCATTGAATCATGTAATACAAAATAATGCTCTTCATCAGGAAATGTATGATATGCAAACCAAACAGCAGAGTCTATAAAATTTTTATTTTCTTCGGCAAATAATATAGTATTGTCAAAATTATACAATTCCTTCATATAACTTTGGTCTTCTGAACAGGAGTCTAAAACTAAAATTTTATCTGCCATGTGGTATTTTCTTATTTGTTTGACACAGGCTACCACTCTAGATTGCGCAGTGTATTTACAGGGTATAACAAACATTACACGATGCCCTCAGATTTTTAAATATATTATAAATGTTAATTGCAATATTTTCGGGTCTATACAAATCAATAAATTTATGCTTTGCGTATAATACCATTGTTTTTTGTAAATTATCAAAATTACATAAAACATAATCAATCTTTTCTTCTAAATCACTGAAATCATGCTTGCATGTAATATATGTTTTGCCATCTTCATACCACATTGGCTCACTATCAATATAACTCATATCTGGTTTAATAAGAATGCTACCGAACATAGTTGCTTCAATATCCCTCGGTGCCATTTCTCCATACCCAAAAGGGGCAAGTATTATTTTACTTTGTGACATTTTATTATAGTATTCTTGTTGTGATAATTTAACGCCGTTTTCTAATTTTGTAACTTTACATTTCAATTTATTTACAATGTTCACGCACGGTGTTCTGAATTTATCATACGCCTTAGATTGATGTAATCCGTGTTCATATACCGGTGTCAATGTTGGATAACTAAATAATGCACTTACATCATAAGTTTTTGGAATATTATTATACCAAGTCGGATTGACAGTCGATAACCAATTCGTTCCTGATAATTTTATTCTGTCCGAATATTTGTTGAATTCTTCACATACATAATTTCCTTCTCCCCAATAATATCGCCCATTCACCCATTTTTGTTTATACAATGACCGGTCCTTTAACATTGTGTTTTTTAATAACAGCAATGCATTTGATTCTTTAAAGACATCATATGAACCAATTAATGTGGTTGCATCTTGTCCGTCGAATAACATATAATCGCCGGCTATTCCAGATAGAAATTTTAACCCATCTTCAATTGATTGTTGTAATGAAACTTTTTTATTAAGGTAACTCGCTTGCCCTATCCATGCAAAATCATATGTATCTCCGGTAACAAATTCAATACCAACATCGCTTAATATATTCTTTGCTTGAATGTACGGTCGAAAGGTAGTTTCGTTACGATGCTTTTCTAATTCATATATTTTTACCTTGATCATATCGTACTATAAAACTGGTTTTGCGATTCCTGTTTCTTAATATCCTTGACATGGTATAAACAATACTCTTCTTCCAACGGTAATGTAGCATACTTATCAAAACCACTTAATACTTCATGCACCTTACCAACCCATTTTATTTTTGGATCGTTGCGCGTGATTCTGGTTTGAAGATCTGGAAAATTAATTATTGGTGTGTAATATGTTACTTTAACTTTTGCCATAATATTAATACTTATATTGAAGTCCTGTATTGTATCGTTTTTTTAAATTTTCCTCCCATGTAATAAATTGTAAATTTGAAATATCACCGATTATTTCAGCAGGAATTTTCTTTTGCCATCCTTCAAATTTTTCAATTTTATGGTCTAAGTGATACGCGTTAGGTGTACCTGCATTACCACGATTATCATAGTTAGGAAGTAAATGAATTGGTTGTCGCTCTGTTATTAAGTCGACTGAACAACAATATAGTTTAAATTGGTCTTGTTTTTTAATATATTCATTATACGATAAATTATGTTCTTCTAAAAACTTTTTAATTCTAATGTTATTTGCCCCAGTTTTACTAAAGGCGGATTGTTCGCTTATCCGTTTTTTATATTTTTGTGCTTCTTCATATCCAAATATTTCTTCATATGTTTTATTTTTATATGGATGAGAACATTGATTACAATTTTTATTGGCTTTTAATGCTCTGTTTGTGGCATATTTATTTTTATAGTGTATTATACGATTACAGCAAGGGCACGTGCGTTCAAGTATGTCAGGGACAAGTGGTTTCTCAGGTTCAATTATATCAGGTGACGCACATTTTTTACATATTACATTTTCTTTGTTGGCATCTAGCCACGCATAAAACCCACGATATTTAATAATTGAATTACATTTTAGACAAATTCTTGTAAACCCGTTCATTTATTCTCCTTTAGCATTTCCTTATTTTGCTCTATCCACTGCTTCATCAACTTTTCAATTAATTTTGACTGGTTGCACATTCCTAGCGTTTCAATTAAAAGTTTAAAATTAGCAATAACATCTACGTCAATGTATAAAGTAATGCATTTTTTGCTCATATTTAGTAATATTTAGTTCTCAATAATAAATATAGTAAAAATAAAAATAAGTGGTAAAAAATTGAAAATATTTTCTTTAGACGGAGGTTTCACTAATAATTAATCCATTGGTTTTCAACATTTTATACTTTTCTGACTCTGTATCTATAATTTCAGTATTTTTAAATATATCGCTTTCAAAATGTGAAATTCTCCAATTCCATTTTTTAATATGATCGTTTGTAATTCCGATAACAATGTTTATACGAGGAATTAAAAAAACGTCAATTTCTGGGTTTAATGTGATGATTTGTGGTAAATTTTCAATAATTTGTGTACCAACATATTCATCCGCGTCTAAAAACACTATGAAGTCTGCCTTACAGTTATTTTTTAATGTATTCTTGAAATTTGCAAAATCTTTATTGAGAGAAGCCTGAATAAATTTAATTTTATTTTGTTCTGCTAACTCTAAACAAAATTTTGTAACGTCACTCGAACCATTGTCCAAATCCTGCAGAATTACCACCTCATCTGTGTGATTTTTGAATAGTAAAATTGTCTTGACAAGTGTTTGGAGTTCAATATACTCATTGCAGCAAGTAATTCCGTATGAGATTTTCATAATGATTTAAAAGTTAATTCGTGTGGATGAATATTACTTAATGTATAATATCCATTTTCGAAATTCGGATCTCTAAAAAATCGTACATATATTGGTAAATCCGCAACATCTATTTCAATCACACTATAATTTTGGTCTTTTGGATTCAATTGTTTCATTCTATCAAGCAACGATTTTAGAGCAGCTTGTGAATTATACAAATAAATCCTGTCAGGGTGGGTTGATAATTTATTATATGATTTCGGTGTTAAACCTTGTTTTTTTATTTTTTCTATTTTACTGGTTAAAGTAACATGAAATAATTTTTTAGGTAATTTAGATTTATCAATTTCAATATCATATTTTGCTTCGAATCCAATGCGGAACGGAACACCTATATCAGCAGCGGAAAACAATATACTTTCTTTATATTTTATTGATTTTGTCGGTGTTTTAATATAAGATGGAAACCATCCTAAATTATTAGTGGTTACCAATAAATTCTTAATCTCGCCGATTGTTTCAGTACCACTACATATAATATCAAATCTATTATCTTTCCAGTATGGGTAAGTTTTATATTTTCTGGAGAGTACATTATTCGTTGACTGCAGCGATGCAGTGCTTATTAAGCCCTCATACAAAGCAAGTTCTTTCATTAACCATGGCTCGTTATTTATCAATGCTTTTAATAAAAATCGGTCTTCTTCAAACATATTCATTTTTTATTTTCTTGTTGTTTTTGAAATTCCTTTGACACATCTTGAGTTCCAGGTGTTTTTGATTGTAACATATCAAATTCCTTTTTTGATATGCCTTGATCACTTTTCTTTCTGCCTTCTTTCCATTCGTAATTTACAAGTTTAATACTTGACAATTTAAGTGGGTCGATTGTACGATATGAATTGGCAAACTCGTTATTTATCAATGGTTTGATAGTTGCCCCATAAAAGTACTTTTCTGTAACTTTAAAATCAAAACGAGTGTAAGGTTTTCCGCGGTATGATTCTTCCAACGGCATTTTTTGAACGGTATGTTTTATTAGTCTATTTTCAATAATATAAGGATTGATGGATTTTAAATCTAATACGTGAATTAATTGTTCACGACCAAACGATTTAACATCAATTAATAAATAAAATTTAGGTTCAGAACCTTTCTCCGTTCTATATTGACAATATAACAGTGAGCCTCTCAAAGCATTGCGCCATGATGGTATTGGAATTAAATCTAAAAAATTTGTGCGATGTGCTTCGAGATAATCCATATTAATCAGTTATTTTTTTAAGTTTTGGTAATGTAATTTTCGGTGGTTCATTACTTCCCACTTTCATTAATTTTGGTAAAGTAAGTTTTTGCATTTGTGGCTTACCTGCAATATAACTATCAACTAATTCTTTAAATTTGGTATTCATTGCATCCAAACTAAAATTAGTTTTAATGTGGTGTGATGACCCCCTTGATTTTTCAAGGTGTGTTTTGTAGTTTTCAAAAACATCTATCATCATACTACCTGCCATATTATAATCGACGGTAAACCATTGAGTTTCTTTATTTATTACTCCGTCCCACTGCGCCGATTTGTGTACCGGTGTTAATTTTCCTGGCAGAAGTATTGTAAATTTAGGATCTAGAAAATCTAAATGTCCAGACCAATTACTCGCCAATATTGGTTTACCTGTACGACAAAATTCCGCCAATGGCCTTCCGAACCCCTCACCCTTCGTAAAGGTTACCATTGCTTTTACTTTTGGATGATTGTATAATCCATTCATTTCTTCGTCGGTCAAATCACCGTGAAGTAGATATATGTTTGGTAAATCACCAGTAACCGATCGGGCTATCATTGAAATTTTGTCGAGTATTTCCGCTTCGTCTATTTTACTGAACGTTGCACCTGATGTTTTAAGTATAAGGGCAGGTGGGTTTGTTTTATTTTTAAATACTTCAAGAAATATTTTAACTGCCATTCCGATATCTTTACGATCGCAGCCGATATCACCTTTAAGCCAATGGCCGCAGACTAAAAATGCAAATTGTTCTTTGACATTTTTTAATTCTTCATTTATTGTAGGTGGAATTTCTTCAATTTTTTTATACAAATTAATATCTACGCCTTCAAATAATACGTCAATAGGTCTTTCAATTTTTAATTCACCAAGTGGTTGATTGGTATTTTTATCTACCTTATTGTATTTGGTATTCATAAATACATCGCGGGCAAACTTACTTGGTACAATGTTATGATGCATTATATTAAGGCCTGATATCCACGATGGGTCTGCAGCGGTTGTCTCTATGCCGGCAGTGCAGAATATATTTAGGTCGCCGATTGGCGTTGCTTCAGATGGAACTGAACATTGAAAAAATATTGCGGGTTTTTCTGGTAGTTGGTTTCCAAAAAGCAACCGACTAATAATGTCATCGTCTTTTCCTTGACATAATACATTCATTGGGCATGCTCCCCATTTAGTACTAATGATTTTAATATCATACGTATCATCATACCCCTTTATAAAGGCGCGAACTAAATCTCTAAAATGACTTCCATAACCAGATCTAGTGGCTACAGGTCCTTGTAATACCGCAATCAGTTTTTTCATATTATATTTTTTATTACTTGAATTTTAAAATCTTCATAACTATTAATTTTTGAATCTTGGACACGAATAAATTTACAATGCAAAATATTTTCAATTTCATGTTGTCTACGAACATCACGTGATTTCAACTTTCCATTTTTATCAAAATGAGCCTTTTCATCATATTCTATAACTAAATTAAGTTCTGGTACATAATAGTCTAAAAAATAACCGTGTATTTTAAACTCACCTCGATTTTCTGCAAATAACCCGTTCCAGCCAAACTCTTTATTTAATTGTCTAAAATAGTGGCATGCAGTTGCATTATAAAATGTAGGTGATAGGTATCTTTGTTTTATTGCATTAATTCGTTTTAAATAGCGAGTATGGTCTGATATGTTAAGTGATTTTCCTCGTTTAAATATACTTGCACACTCTGGGCTGCAACATTGCTTATTTATATTATATTTTTGTGCATAAAATTCATTATCGCAATTTGCACATTTTTTATTTACTCCAGTTTTCTTTTTATTATGAATAACCTTTCCTCTACACGAGTTTGAACAGAATCTTTTTTTACTGTGGGATTTGTTACTGGCAACAACCATAAATTCATTACCACAGTACTCACACTTTTTAGCTTTTCTTACCGATATAATTATTCCTTTTCGATTTGGAAATTTTCGAGAACACTTATCACTACAAAACCATTTCTTTCCTTTTATGATATAATGATCTAAGTTGATTTGTGTTTTGTATATTTTGTTATCACACCCATCGCGACAGCATACCAACTCAATTCTAGGTTTCTTGTGGCCTATTTCTGCACATTTTTGACAACAATAGTGTGCCTTTGTGTATGAATTTGATCTATAGAATTTAGTGTCACACGTTTTACATATATGAAATTTACCAGTTCTAAATTTTATTTGATTTGATGTACCAACGCATTTCCTAGAACAATATTTTCTGTTTTTATTTTTTGTTTTGAATACATTACCACATAACCCACAAACCTTCTCAATCGGTTCTTTTCTTCTCATAATATCTCCTTAAATTCTTTTTTCTTATTTTTTCTTTATTTCGTTCATAATACTCACGTGACCATCGGATTTGTGCTTCTTTCCGTTCTTGTTCAGTGTTGTATTTACTCTTCCTTCCTGCCATATATAAGTATAATGAAACTAATAAAAAACTAATAAAATATAAAGAATTTATCAACAAATACCTTCCCAGCCGATCGAGTTGCCAATGCAGAAATTATTAAAAAGAGTGGCTTACTTTGATTTTTCATAAATTATTTTGTTGAAATTTTATTTGAATGTTCATGAAGAGGGTCTATTAATGGGTCAGGTCCATGATAAATTCCAATTGGTCTTGAATTTAAAATATTATTGCAATTGATAAGCATTTCCACTATCTTTCTTTTTGGAAGCTTCATATACATTTTAACTTTCTGTTTGTGGGTCTGTTCTATGATTTGTACCATATTAATAGTTTAATACGCAATATACTGGTTTAACAATCATTTTTGGTGTTTGTATGCTTTCATCACTATAATCTAAATTACCAAAATCAATACTTACCTCCTGTCCGACATGAATTTTCCAATCTTCAATAACGGTACCACATGGGTCAAGTGACTGAATACTAAAACTAAAAAGAATTTTTTGTTCCTTTTTATCTTTAATAGATTCAAGTAATGCAAATAAACATTGTGAAGTTGACGGTGCAATTGGGTCGACAAATACCAATTGAATTGGTTCCCATTTACCGTTTGTAAATTTTGGCTTATTTACTTTGATAAAAGCATATTCTGGAAAATTAAATTCTATAGGAAATTTAACCAAGTATCTATGATTATATTTCGGTTCAAATTGTGTAAATTTCATCTTATTCAATTTTTTTAAGTTTGGGTAATGTAAGGGGCACTGCCACTGGTTTTGGTTTTTTAATTGAAGCGTCAACTAATTTAACATTTTTAAATTTGTCTTTGTAATTGACCGGTATTAATGAAAATGGTTTTCTTGGTTTCCATTTTTCAAAAAGTGTATCAATTGCATCAATGTAATTTTTACCGAGATCTTTTTCATTCATCATTACATTACTATCCAATAAATAATTACGACCTTCCATTCCACATTTTTTGCGCTGCTCACTCGTCATATTATAAAAATGATGTAATGCAGGGGCAACATCTTCATAGTTGACGGTATCGTCGAAAATATATGGAGTTGGAATTGAGCCCTTCAATGAACGACTTGCCGGCCATATCGGATATACCCAGCTACCATATTTGTTCCATACTCCGTCGGCAAAATGAGTATTATGCAGCGAACCTATTTTAATATAATCGTCGGCGGTAAGATACTTGCCATTTTTACTGAATCCACATTGATCTTGAAGTCCGCCGGTTACATTTACTATGATCGGAGTGCCATTCATCAACGATTCACACGTGGTCAATCCAAACCCTTCATTACTTGCAATGTTGATAGTAACATCGGCAACATTATATAAGTAACGCAATTCTTTTGTTGTTAATTGTCGATCGGAAATATACACTGAATAATCGGGGCATACTGCATTACAAACTGCAACGAGGTCAGTACCATTGGAATCTGCGGCTTGTGTATGTAAGTATAGCAAACATCGCTTTGATTGTTCCGGCGAAAGTTCATCACAAAATTTCTTATAACCAAGTACAATGTCCGGTATATTTTTTCTTCGGATATTTCGATTATTTAGAAGGACAACAAAATTAAATTTATCACCAACTAAATTCTTTTTAAATTCATTATATTCCGATTTGTCATCATCTGTGCCGATTAGTGGATAGTTGTATTTGGTGTTAATTCCATGTGGTACATACTTAACCTGCCAGGGTTCATAATCAGGAAGCATGCGTTTATTAATACCATATGTTTGTTTTGATATTGCCATTAATAGATCACATGAGCGATAGAATGGTTCGTTCCATTTTGGATCTGGTGGGCAGTCCCATATATTCAAATATGCAATCGGGCAAAATTGTCTAATTTCATGTTCTATAGAATACAGCCACCCGAAAAATCTTGGGTCGGTAAAATGTAGTATTAAATCAGGATGTTCTCTATTTATCAATTCGCGAAGTAAATCTGGATTACCATATCCGTCTGAAGGATATAGTTTTACATCGGCATTGGTAATACCAAGTTCCTTGTTTATGTCTTGTGAGAGATCAAAGATTTTTCCCCTTTCCGGATGCTTAATGGCCGCGGCCACTTGGCACCACTTGTAATGATGTGCAGTCGCTAAAATCATTTCTTTTGATTGAGTTGCTATGCCAGATGAAACTCTTTTTATCGACAGTCATCGCTGATTAGCAGGATTTTTTTCCGCCAATCTTGATGACTGTCATTTGTATTAGATGAATTTGAATTCATTGTTTAATTTATTATTGATTTGTAACTTATTCTCTTAATTACTTCTCCCATACCAAACTCCCACTTAATTCAGAATGTATAAACTTCTTAATTCGACCACTAATCATGTATCCATGCGTTTCACAGAAATTCTTATACTTCTGCAATAGAGTTTTATTGATTTGGATTGAAGTAGTTTTACTTTCTTTTGGTTTCATATTATACTATAGTATTCTATACATTAATAAGTATAAGCAAATTAAGAAAACACTATGAAAAAGTGAAAATATTTTTCAACAATAATCATTCCAATATAACCACAGGCTTTCCTAACTTTTTAAATCTTTTTATTATATGTTCGTTTGCCTTGGAGTCTGTTGCATCCTTGCTTATCAAGACTATTCCACAATCTGAATATCGTGCGATTAAATCATTACGGTGAAACATTTGGGTTGGATGAAATATCTTTCCATAATACGCCTCGGGCATTGCAGAATATAAATTATAGTTTTCAAACGCCGGCCCATATTCTTTATACTTACAACCAAACTCAATTGCATACTTCTTAACAAGTTTTTCTGCTCCGTTCTTTTGACCGCCTGATATAATGGTTAGTTCCGAGCCAAATTTTTGTTTAAGGTTCCAAACTAAATCTTTGATTTTTTGTTTATTTTGCCATTCTCTGGAGCCGACAAGGGCAATGTTGGGCATATTTTTTAATTTCGTATTCTGTTCTTCTTTGGACATTTGTCTTCTTTGTGTAAAAATATACAATACTTACAATTCTTCGAACCTTTTCCTGACCGTGCTTCATATTGCTTTTGCATATTATAAGTGCCATCTGGATTGAAGCATTCTTTAATAAATGTGTCGACTTGTTCAGATACTCTTTTTACCGTGACGCGACCACTTGCCGGTTTAAGTTGAGTGACCCGTTTGACGGGGTATGCACTTTCTTCTGGTACTTTCCGTTTTACAATAAAGTATTCGACTTCGACATCATTAATATCTACGCCAATTTGTTCGGCAAAATATTTTTTATAAATGATAAGTTGTGATATTTTAGTTTTATCTTTCTTTTGATATTTGTTCCATCCTGCTGTCGATGTTTTTATATCGATAATAATGTATTTGTTTTGTATTATGTCTCGCAAAATAACATCGACAAACCCATTCATATGAACGAAATTATTTACAGAGGATGCCTGTCTGTAAATTGGCATTTCAATTGCAATTAATTCAGTTTCCTTTGTATTGAAATAAGTTGTGCGTCTTCGTCGAATGAAATCTAAAATGGCAATTCCGTCACGAAGATGTTCGGTCATTTGTTCTTGGTCGGTAAATATTTCTCCGCCATTGGCTTCCATGATTTTATTATATTCACTTGCCATATTACTTTTAAGCATACCGGTTAAATCCATCCTGTCTGCATCGCCCGGGGATTTTTCGTATAAACAATGAAGGTAATCTTGTAATGTTTCGTGCATTGCAGTTCCGAACAATAACGATATATTAGGAGATACTTCTTTTATTTTATCAATATATTTAAGCTTCCAATTCAACGGACAACTCATATATAAAGAAAATTGTGAGTACGAGATTGTTTTGTGATGTGGTTGGGGCTCCTGCACTGTAAATTTTAGTGCTCCCTTTATAAACGATTTATTTTTTTTCATGACACTCTAAACATACAAAAATATAATTGAATTAACAACTCGTTTTATTTCTGTAGAATTTTGTCTACATGATGCCTTTATTCGAAACCTAGATATGTTAAAATATTTACATGCTTCTGCCATAGAAATAAACTCTAATACTATCATACTGTCAGGTAATATTGCTGCTACTCGTTTTCCTCTGCCATTATTAGACATTTTACCATTCTTTCTTCGAGTTTCTATACGTTTAGATATTGTAACAATAGAATTCTTTTTTCCGAAATTATGATGTTGTTTACCCTTGCGACCATAGAGCCTAGATTTTTCTTCTTTAGACATAGTAGAATATCGTTCATTGGCCATAACTCTGTTTAATTCTGACGGTCTTCCGAAAATTGTAGATCGTTCAATTGTAGTTAAACTTTCGTAAAATTTCTGCCGAGTTTTCTTTGCCTTTACCACTATGTCTATTATATTTGGATGATTTGATAGAGTATCGCCACCGTCTCCACCTGAAGCAATATTGTAACCAATAATTGGATTTTGTGAATTTAACTCATAAATCCAAAATTTTTCTCTGATATCCAATTCTTGTACAGAATTACATTCTTCGATAATTTCCTTAACAAAATTTTCTTTACCATATTTTTTAATAGCATGAGTTAAATGAGTTCCTGACCCTAAATATTTAACAAGTCTATTACCTGTTCGTGTTGTTTGCCCAATATAAATTTTACCATTTATTTTGTTTGTAGTTTTGTAAATAACCATGGTGGCTCCTAATTGAAACAGAGCAAGGGCGTGGAACCAACACACTACCATTGGAGGTAATTATATTGCACCCTTGCCTGTTATTTGATAAAAGATAATTCATTATGTAGTGTTTAAGTTCCACTAATAATTATATAGAACTCAAAAAATAATGATGTTTTAATGAAAAATATTCCCAAAAAGGAGCGCGATACTCGGAGTATCTTCCTTAATCTTATCTATGTATTTTAATTTCCAACTAAGTGGGCAAGTTTGAAATAAGGAAAATTGAGAATAAGAAATGGTCTTATGCTCAGGTTTCTTTTCACTGATTGTAAATTGTAATGCTCCTTTTACAAATCCAGATTTCATTTAACGTATTTATCAGTGACAAGCATATTATAAAGTCCTTTGACATCTTTACAAATTTCTTTTTTATTTTGATCATATGCTTTGAGGTATTTTTTTACCTCAAATACTTCTTCACCAAAAGCATATCCGCGTTCATATAAAAACCAATTCACCCACTCGGCGCCTTCTGGTGTTAGAATATGTACCCATAGTTTTTCATTTACCGATTCTAAACTAAATATAATTTGGTCGATATCAATACCTATATTGTGCAATTCCATTACTTTACAATGAAAGTCCTTGGTTTTTTCGAGTAGGTCTTTAAATTCTTGGTAAGTCATAAATATCAGTATCTAGGTTGGTTTGGTATTTTACATCATTTTGTCCGTACGGTAATGCTGCTGGAGTTTTTTTAAATTCAAATATACATTGCAATTCTTCGAATGGCATATCACTGATTATTTTTAATGCTCCGTCTCGCCATATTGTTTCGTCGGTTATTATTCCGTCGGTTAGTACATCTCCGGTGACAATTCTTACATCACAAAATTTCATTTTCCCCACACTTTTCGTTTGACGATCTGTGCTATAATGCTATAAATTGATAGGTCGACATAAGTGTCATTTATTGTTTCGTCTTTTAATGTATTCTCTTTATTTAAAAGAACCAATTGTTTTATCCGCGCGACTTTATCAGCCATTCTAAACCAAATGCCCGTCAAACTTATTCTTACATCTTCGTTTTTTTGTAAGTCAGAACCAAGTGATATATTTGATGCCCCGTATGATAACATTTTTTTGCACCATAGTTCATATTGTGCGTTCATGATATCTTTAAACATTTGTGTGGTTTGTGGATATTCATGTTCGGCAGTATCAATTGCTAATGACACTGGTTTGGTAGGTGTGTCGTTTGGATGTTTAAGGGTTGGGCTGTCTTGTATTAATTCTTTTTTCATTTCTTGCAAGTCTTTATTAAGTTTATTTTTAGTTATACAACCAGTTGGACCGAGTCGGTCGAATTTTTCTTCCATTGGAAGTTGCATGCCCAGTTGTTTAAGTATTTCATTCCAATCAGTTGGCGGTGGTCCATATACTACATTCATAGGGTCTTGATGTGGGATTGGTCCACATACTATTTTAGCCGGGTCTGTTTCCATTTTTGTTTGTGAGTATTTTTTACCATACCCAAATTGTCCTGGACCGATCAGTTCATTCATATTTTGTAAGTGCTGTAATTTCTTTTTCAGTTTTGCCGTAAAGTTTTACAATGTCTCGGAGTTTTTCTTTGTCTACAGAAATATACAAATTAATATACTCACAGGCAATTCGTTTTGAAATATAAAAGTGATTGGCAATAAGTTTAACCAATTCAGGATTATATTTATCACCCTTCGTTGCTTTTATAAACTTACAGAAAGGTAACTTACTTTTCGGTAACAAATCTAAATACAATTTATACACCTGCTCCGATGTCAGTTGTCCTATTGTGTATCGTTGTAAATCATTA